ATACCGGCATCCAGCCATCATTTCAAGCTCAAGGTGACTCATGAACAGGCCAATGCCTCCGGAGTCGCTGCTCGACCTGTCTGAGCTGTGCAGCTTCGGTATCCGCCTGATTCCCGCGCCCGAGGTGTGGGAGTGGCTCCAAGCCGAAATCCTCGCCGATACCGGCAGCATCCACAACGAAGACCACGCCCATCTGATCGATGCGGACGTGAGAGTCATGTGGGCGTCTGCTGCCTTCACGAAGAAGGGGCGAACAGTGGTCGGTCAAGCCGAGCAGGTGGCGCTCCGCGCCGGCGGCTGGCAGAAGGCCCGGATGGAACAGCAGATGCTGGAATGGTTCGGCGACGTGCCGGCCTACATCATCACTTTGGCTGCTGACTACTGCGCTCAATGCTCCGACGCCGACTTCTGCGCACTGGTCGAGCATGAGCTGTACCACATCGCTCAAGCGACCGATCAGTACGGCGCACCCAAGTTCACCCAAGAGGGATTGCCCAAGCTCGAGATGCGCGGACACGACGTTGAAGAGTTCGTCGGTGTGGTGCGTCGCTATGGGGCGAGCCCTCAAGTGCAAGAGCTGGTGGACGCTGCAAACAATCCTGCTGAGGTGGGGAAATTGAACATTTCGAGGGCCTGCGGAACCTGTCTGCTCAAGTCGGCCTGATTCTGGACAGGCTCTGGACGGATGAGAATCTATGGCAGCCCTTCAAAACGACGTGAAGGCCTTTATTGTTCGGGCCCTGGCGTGCTTCGACACGCCCTCACAGGTTGTTGAAGCTGTCCAGAAAGAATACGGGGTTGCGGTGACCCGCCAGCAGGTGGAGACACATGACCCAACGAAGACATCCGGAAAAGGCCTGGCAAAGCGCTGGGTGACGATGTTCGAAGACACCCGCCAGCGTTTCCGCGAAGAAACCGCCGAGATCCCGATCGCCAACCGAGCATTCCGCCTTCGTGCGATGAACCGGTTTGTGGAGAAGGCCGAGACGATGAAGAACATTGGCCTCGCCATGCAGATCCTGGAACAGGCTGCGAAGGAAGTCGGCGACGTTTACGTCAATCGGCAGAAGAAGGCTGACGCCGAAGACGAACCCTCGGTGCCGACCTCGGTGCAGGTTCAAGTGATCAATGCGAGGAAGCCGGATGCCGAGCCTGAATGTTCCGCAGGCTGACTTCCTCCAGCTTCCGCATAAATTCCGTGGCTTTGTTGCCGGATTCGGCTCGGGCAAGACCTGGGTCGGCTGCGCGGCGCTGTGCAAGCACGTGTGGGAATGGCCGGGTATCAACTCTGGATACTTCGCCCCGACTTACCCGCAGATCCGCGACATCTTCTTCCCAACCATCGAAGAAGTGGCTTATGACTGGGGTCTGAAGGTCAAGACGAAGGAGAGCGACAAAGAGGTCGATTTCTACAGCGGCCGCCAGTACCGCAGCACGACGATCTGTCGCTCGATGGAGAAGCCGCAGACCATCGTCGGTTTTAAGATTGGCCACGCGCTGGTGGATGAGCTCGACGTGCTGCCCTCGCTAAAGGCGGAGCACGCCTGGCGCAAGATTATTGCCCGGATGCGCTACAACGTGCCCGGGCTGAAGAACGGCGTAGACGTGACCACGACCCCGGAGGGTTTCAAGTTCGTCTTCCAGCAGTTCGTGAAGCAGATCCGCGAAAAACCTTCGCTGAAGGACATGTACGGCTTGGTGCAGGCCAGCACGTTCGATAATGAGCTGAATCTGCCCTCCGACTACATCTCCTCCTTGATGGAGTCGTACCCGCCGCAGTTGATCTTGGCCTACCTCAACGGCCAGTTCGTGAACTTGAACGCTGGCTCCATCTATCACGCATATGACCGAAAGTTGAACAGCTGCTTCGACGCGGTAGAACCTGGCGAGCCGCTGTTCATCGGTATGGACTTCAACGTCGGCAAGATGGCTGCAATCACGCACGTCAAGCGCGCCGATGACAAGCCCCGGGCGGTTGACGAGTTGATCGATGGGTTTGATACCCCGGACATGATTCGGCGAATCAAGGAGCGCTACTGGCGTTTCAACGGGAAGGACTACGAGAAAACCTGCGAAATCAGGATTTACCCGGATGCCTCCGGTGGTTCACGCAAATCGGTGAACGCGAGCGAGACGGATATCGCCATCCTTCGCCAAGCGGGATTCAGTGTCATCGCGCCGGATGCAAACCCGCCGGTGAAAGACCGCATCAACGCCATGAACGCGATGTTCTGCAATGCCAATGGTGAGCGCCGCTACCTGGTAAACCCACTTCGCTGCCCGACATATGCGGACGGCCTGGAACAACAGGTATGGGCGCCGAATGGCGAGCCAGACAAGAAGTCAGGCGTCGACCATGCGAACGACGCAGGCGGCTACTTCATTCACCACGACTACCCAATCATCCGGCCGGTTACTCACATTCCTATCACATTCAGCTTCTGAGGCCATCCATGGCGAATTTCAGCACTCCCCGGGCAGAGTACGCACAAGCCCTGCCTGGCTGGCAGTTGGTGAAACGCTGCGTAGCCGGTGCGCGAGAGGTGCGCAAGCACGACGAATACTTGCCGATGCCAGATCCGGAAAACAAATCACCGGAGAATCTGGCTCGTTACAAGCAGTACAAGAAGCGGGCGATGTTCCTCAACATCACCGGTCGCACTCGCACCGGCTTGATGGGTGCGGTGTTTCGCAAGACTGCCGAACTATCCCTGCCGACCGCGGTTGAGTATCTGAAGGAGAACGCCAGCGGCGACGGCACCAGCCTTGAGCAGTTGTCGAAGGAATCGGTTGGCGAGTGCCTGGACAGCGGGCGAGGTGGCTTTCTGGTCGACTTCCCGACAGTTGCCACTGAAAGCGGTGTCAGCTCGATGGCTGATCTCGCCACCAAGCGCGCCTTGATCCATCACTACGACGCTCTGTCGATCATCGACTGGGATGAGCAGGTGATCAACGGCGTAAAGCGCCTGGTGTATGTGAACCTGCGGGAATGCGTTTCCGAGTTCAACGCTACCGATCTGTCCCGCGACACATACACACAGAACCGAGTCCTGCTGCTGGTCGATGGGAAATACATACAGCGGGTCTACAAGGAAGGCGAAGCAAGCGTCGAGGAGACGCAGCCTACTGACAAGGCAGGCCAGCCCTTCGATCACATCCCGTTCAGCTTCTACGGCGCCCAGAATAATGACGCCAGCATCGACAAGGCACCTCTGGAAGACCTTGCCGACGTAAATATCCTGCACTACGGCAACAGCGCCACTGTAGAGGAGAGCGGCTTCATCAGTAGCCAGCCGACGCTGTTCATCACCACGAGCATCGAAGCCGACGAGTTCGCGAAGCTGAACCCGAATGGTATGCACATCGGGTCTCGACGCGGACACAACCTCGGGAAGTCCGGGTCTGCTGTAATGCTGCAGGCTACTGAAACCCAACTCGCCCGCGAGCTGATGAAGGATAAAGAAGAGCAGATGCTGATGATCGGCGCCCGTGTCGTCCAGAAGGGCAGCGGCGCCGAGACGGCAGAGGCGGTACGAATCAGGTACAGCTCAGACAACAGCGTGCTGGGTACAATCGCCGGCAACGTATCTGAGGCCCTGAAGCGCGCGATTCTCGACGCGGAGCGCTTCATGATGGATGTGCCGGACGAGAAGGGCACCGTGTTCTGGCTCAATCAATCGTTCTTCGACGAGACGATGACCGCGCAAGACATCCTCGCCCAGGTGCAACTGTGGCAGCAGGGCTTCATCGCGAAGTCCGATGTACGGGTGAATCTGCGTCAGGGCGGTGTGCTTGAGGCTGACCGCACGGACGCCAAGATCGATGAAGAGCTGGCCAGCGCGCCACCGGTAGGCGGAAACGATGAGTAACGAAGGCTTTCTTGAGGACGCCGCCACGCGGCACCAGATTTACGTCCAGCGGTACGCCGGCGGAAACCTGAAGCGTGTGGCGTCGTTCATCAGCAAAGCCATCAAGACCGCCAAGCAGCGAGTATCGGACGGCCTTAGCGCTTACGGTACGCGTCGGTACAACTCTCAGATCGAAACGCTTCAGGGCGACCTGCGGGGCATCTACGACGACCTCAAAGGGCGTGCTCAGCTTGATCTCGGCGATTTTGCGACCTACGAGGCGCAGTTCAACGCGACGATGCTAGGCAAAGTGGTGCGTGCTGGTGTCCAGCTCAATGTGCCATCTGCCGAGATGATCTCCGCCGCGGCTCTGGCCGATCCGCTGCAGCTCGAAGCGCGCAAGGGCATTCAGCGCATTAGCATTAGCGGCGCACTCGACCAGTTCGGCACCAAGAAGGCGGCCGAGATTATCGGCGAGATCC